GATATATGGTGTTTGCGGTGATCCTTGCAAACTTCTATTGCTAGGAAATACTGGTTTAACCCATATACCATGTTTCTTGTATTTGCCGGTATGGTTAGTTGCAAATTCGCCATCGAATCGAAGCCATTCTCCGTTTTCATCTTCAAATCCACATTGATCCTGCAATCCTCCTGTTACATTGTTAATAATCGGAGTTCCTGATAACATTGCTTCAGTTGAACTAAGTCCCCATCCCTCATTAGACCCAATGTTTATTACTACATCTGCAACATTATACATTGCATTAAGATCTGGTGTTGATAATTTTTGTTCTGAAAAAATTACTTTACAATTAGGAGCTATTGCTTTCCAAACAGCCTTAAGGTCCGTTCCATTTTCATCAACTGGTTGTGTATGCATTAATAATGCTACTTTGCTTTGTTGATCGGTTGGTAACGAATCTACAAATGTTTTGAATGCTAAAATAACATCGCCTGGTTGTTTTCTTCTTATGTTTCGATTATTCCACATTACAACAAAATCAACTTTGTTTGCGTCTTTAATTTGTTTGTTCATTGCAATAAACCCAGCATCGTTTAAATCCAATGGTTTAAACATGTTATGATTTAGTCCGTGAGGTACATATCCGGTTAAAACAGAGTTCCATTTTTTTATTGCCGGCAAATCGTTTGATTCATCATAATTAATTACCCCGAATCCGTTCTGTTTAAGAACTTCTCTATGTATATTATCTGATTGTTTGCTTATTCCCATAATCATATCGCAGCTTCCGTAATACGGAGCATTCCACATAGGATACGGTAAATCATCCCAAATAGAATAATATGTAATTGGAATATTGAATGTCGTTTTTATTTCATGTTCGATTGCATATAACCATGTCCAATAACGAGGATCTGTAAAGTGTAGGATTGCGTCTGGTTGTTCTCTATTGATGATTGCAAAAAGAATATTTCGATCTCCATAACCGTTCCATGGAATCAATTTAACAGATGCATCTTCAATGCCTGTTTCTTTGACGACTTCAGCAGAAAGGTCAAATGCTTGTCCTGCATCAGGATGATTAATTGCGGCTCCTAATTGAACCCAATCAAACTCTTTAACTGTATTAAAAATAATTTCTTTGCTAATTGTTCCGATACCGGATGGCAAACGAAAATCGTCGCCTAATAATAAAATTTTCTTTTTTGCTGGTTTGTTCGGATCGAACTTTTGTAATTTTGGTAATTCCATTTGTAACTATTCCTTTTTATTATAACTTTTATATAAATATATCAACCTAATATAACAACCGGTTTTTTTAGTTTATTTATGTTGTTGAATGCTGTTTTTAATACTGGGTCTAATGTATCTTCATTTGTTAGTATCAACATATGATCACATTGTTCTGCAATAAGTTTCATGCGATGATGCAACTGAGAAAAATGATATGGCTTTCCATAATATGAATCAGGCATTGCTGAATACATGTTGCGTCCTGAAAATGATGGATTATATTCTTTGTATTGTATTCCAAACTCTAATGAATATTTTCTAACCATACTATTTGCTCCTTCTGTGCCTCCGGCGCCTACAACTATTAAATCGTCTTTAAATCGTTTTTTTAGTTCTTGAAGTGTTTGTTGTACTTTGCGTTTGTTTTGCCAATCTGTATTTCCAATTATTGCAATTTGTGTCATTTTTTTTCATATAAAAATTTAACATACTTTGGCATAAACCCATAAATTGTACGTAACATATGTTCCAACAATGTTTTATTTTCTTTGTGATTTGGATCAGTTATGTTTGTGCATAATACATAATTCATGTTGCATGTATGTTTGCCTGGCCAAGTACTATGATTATTCATTTCAAATTGATAAACATAAACATGTTGGTGCTTGTACATATATTATTATAATGAATTTTATTCACGAATCCTAGCATCTTTAGGACAATTTTCATAATCTGTTTTGAATGCACAATACTTGCAATTTTTATCGCCTTTACCTGATATTGCCATATATTTTTTTTCGGCATTGCGATTTCCGTCCAAATCAAAACATGATTCAACAAATGCATCAATTTGTTTTTGTACTTTGCGTTGTGTTACTGTTCCTGATGCAGGTTTAAAGTTTTGCACTCGCTTTTGTGGAAACATTGATTCTTCAATCATTTTTCGTTTCACAATAAAGAATTCAACATCAATTTTTTCTATAGGTGTACCAAATTGTTGTGCAAAGTAATTTTTATATGCAATTAGCTGTGCTGCTTTTAAATTGTCTGCTTTTTGATATTTGTTCCAACCTTGTCGGGATGTTTTTATATCATATATTTCAATGTTGCCGGTAGGAACGTGTCTAATAACAACATCAATAAACCCATACCAAAATACAGATGGATTTGCTTTTGATGCTGGAGTACATAGTTCCATTTCAATTGCTACTAATTCATAATTTTTGCTAGAAAAATATTGTGAACGTCTTTTTGCAAACCAATCAAAAATAGCAACGCCATCTTCTAAATATTCTGCCATTTGCAAGGCAGTTGAAAAATGAACTCCTCCTGATTCTGCAACACATCGTGCATATTCTTCGCGAAGTTTATTTGTCAATACTTCTTGAAAATTTATGTTTTCTGCTTTCTTAACTGAATCTGTATACAATACCGTTAGAAAGTGTTGAAATGTTTCGTGAAAGGCAGTTCCAAAACATGTATCAATTGATGCTTGGAATGGAGCTAGTCCATCAATGTATGCCAACTTCCAGGATAAGGGACATCGCTCATACATTGACCATTGTGAATATGATATCTTTCTAGGTACTGTTGCTGCATCACGTATTGATAAACGATATATAGGAGCTAAATAATTTCCGGATTTCATATGGTTGGAATAATATCGTTAATGCATGTATCTAACAATTCTTGTTTTTTGCTAATTATATCATTATAGAAATCATCAGTAAAACAATCGTCCTCATCTTTATATTCAGAGCCTTCGAAAAATTCTTCATCCGGATTAAAATATTCAATATTGCGTGATTGTTGATTTGATGCACATGCACCCACAAAGCCAAATCCTTCATCTTCAAATGTTCCTTGTATTTTTGCACCTGGGTATTCAATACGAAGAAAATCAGATAACTTCCAAAATAGTTTATCCGGGAAGTCCCATGCAGTTGTCCATGAAATATGCATAGTAGTTTCAGACTGATCTACATCATCAAAATAAATCCATTTAGCACCTAAATTTTCAATGTAGTATGCATTGGTATCTTGTTTGTCTGGATATAAATTATCTAACATGATATTGCAACATGCTTCAATGCGTGCACCAAACGTTGTATTTTCAATAGTCGGAGTATGTCCAATCCATTCCGAAAATTTTGCTGTATCTTGCTGATTTATAAATTCAATGTCTAATTGAGTATAAACATGATTTGCCATAACTTTTTTATATAATATATAAAATTTTATTGCATATTCAAACCTATAACGGCATTACATCTGTAGAAATAAAGGGGTCATCTAGATCTAGGTAATCTGGTGTTACCTTGATATATTTATGTTGTTGCTCTTGTAGATAAATGTCAATTAAGTCTTGAGTCTTTGTTAAATCTTCCGTAAAGGATCCTTTGTGGCGACATCTAACAACACGTTTAATGATGTCAAATTCATAGGCGTTTAATGCCCACTCTTCAGCAAACTTATAAAGGCTATCCTTGCCTCTGTAATGTGATTGTGTATGTATGTTGCTCATTTGATTCCTTTTAATAATTTTTTCTTGTCGCCATCGCTATATCCATATAACGTTAAGATTCGTTCACATTCAACCGTATCCATTAATTCTACATAATCTGCAGCTTCATACAAACTAATTTGATAATGTTCTGCAATTTGTGCAACTAATGCTTTATCGAATTTATCTTCTGATTTGCCTTTTATGTATTTTGCATATGTTTTGTTAGTAGGCAATAAATCATAATACAATCGATAAGTTTCTTGTGGCCGTAATAATCCAATTGTATATGTTTGAAACTCATTAATAAGTTCCGTCAGCTCCATACGCATTGATAAGAATCGATTTGTCATGAATGGACTAAATGCTTTTTGATCCATATCAGTCCATGCAGACCATTCTTTCTTTTTGTGAGTAACACCATCAATAAAATCAAACAATGTTGCCGCTTTAATAGTATTAACTGATTTAGTAACTTTTTGCTTTGCCATTATAATTTATATCGTTTTCTGTATTGAAATTCTAATTCTTTGCCGATTCCTAATTCCAAAATAATTGAAGTCTCTGGAATTCCTATTATTCGTTTAGCTGATAAAATATCATCAATTGATTTGTTGCGAAACGTTTTTATTTTTGTTTTAGCATTAGCTCTATTAGATGTTTTAAATATAACAGTTACCATGCTTTTGTGATACGATATCGACATTATTTTAAATTTCTCCTAGTATGTTTACAAACATTGCCATTATATTAATTTCTTTATCAACCACGCTAGCATCTTTAAATTGTGATTCTGCAATAATCAAAATGCATGGAGCAATGTGGCCGTGAGCAAATTCATCCAAATTATCATACAAGAAAGTATACATTGGAGTAAAGTCTCTAACTTTGCTGTCGGCAATGCATTGTCTAATTTTAGTGAATGCAACTTTTTTATCTTTAGCATCCTTAAGCATTTCAAGCACCTCTGTCATATAATTTGCTTGTATTGCACTTGCCTTATCCAATGTTAATCGATTTTCAATTACACAACTTTGAGCTGTATTAATTGCTCTACGAATATCTGGATATGATGCATTGATGATTGCTGCAATATCTTTGATGTCATATTGCACTTGTTTTTCTTCTAAAACTGATACTAGTCGCTTTGCTACATCTGTTTTGTTGGGAGGCATAATAGCAAATGTCTGACAACGTGATTGAATTGGATCAATAATCTTTTCAACATAATTGCATGTTAAAATGAAACGTGTTGTTTTGCTATATGTTTCCATCAAGTTACGAAGAGCTGCTTGTGCATTAGGTGTCAAGTAATCTGCTTCATCTAAAATAATGATTTTCCAACGTTTAAATCCAACTGTTGATGCATAACGTTTAATCTTATCTCTAACTGCATCAACTGAGTTTTCATCTGATGCATTAATATACATTAGATCAGCATCGACGCTATTTGCAATAATCTTTGCCAATGTAGTTTTACCGGTTCCTGCCGAGCCGTAAAATAATAGATGCGGCACATCACCATTGGCAATAAAAATTTTAACTTTTTCGATGATATGTTCATTACCAATATATCCTTCTAATGTGTTAGGACGAAACGCTTCCGTCCATAATGTATTTTCTTGTTGTCCGTACATATGTTATTTTCCTGTTGATCCAAATCCTCCGGTGCCACGTTTTGTTCCAGTTAATGAATTGGATTGACTCCATTGTATTATTTCAATTTTATTCAATACAATTTGTGCAATTCTGTCTCCTGGCATAAACTCAACAACAGTTGAACCATGATTTATTAATATTACTCCTATTTCTCCGCGGTAGTCAGCATCAATAGTACCGGGAGTATTCAATACAGTTATTCCTTGTTTCAATGCTAGGCCGCTTCTAGGTCTTACTTGTATTTCATATCCAATTGGAATTTCTACATAAAGTCCCGTTTTTGCTAATACTCGTTCACCTGGGTTTACTGTAAGTTTATCCACACAACGAACATCCATTCCTGCGCTACTAGGAGTTTCATAAGCCGGTAACGCATTGGGTGATTTATTTACTATATCTATCTGCATATTAATTTTGTAACATTACTAACCAATAGCTAGATTCAAAATCAGTTCCAACAAAATCTATTCGCGATAATCCATCGGGAGATACATGCAATTGTCCTACGTCGCCTTTATTTGCAACTAATACTTCTTTTAATTTGTCTGCCGAAAAGCATACAGGTTCCATATCGTCAGCTGTCGTTGTTCCTACTTCAAAAGTAATGTTATCGGAATTAACTGTTGTATAATTGATAATAAATTTAACAATTCCTGCTTTTACTTGTACTGCAAAATTCTTTGCGTCTGGTAATGCATTTTTTGCTTTGATGAACTTGTTAATAAAGTCATCATTAACGGCAACTTGTACAACATATTCTGGTTCTGCATTAATGCTAGGAACTGCTGGAATAACCGTTGTATCTGCTAACATGAATGTTGCGCGGGTACTTCCTTCCGAAATACACATTGCATAATTCTTACCTGCTGCATCTTTAACTTCAATTTCAATTTTTTCACCTAATGCACTTAACATCTTAGTTAATGCACCTGTATGATTGATACCTAACATACCTTTCATGAAAGGAGTTGTATTCCATTGAATCTTACCAACTACGGTTTGATCCATGTCGATTAATTCACAGCCGACACCTGTTTCGTTTTCTTTAAGGATAACTGCCTCGCAATTTCCTGCTAAATAATAACGATTAATAAATGATTGTAATTTGCTTTTTTCCATTGTTTTATTTGTTTTTTAAAATGTAAAGTATTTATTGAAATTTTCGGCATCGGTGGTTGATATGCTACTTCCACCAAACTTTTTATATGTTTTAATATATTTTTCATATGTTTGTAATGCTGCGTCAGGATCGGCAAACATTTCATGTAGTGACAAGATAACATCATACAAGTCTCTTGGTACTACTGTTTCTAGCAATTCTACATGGCTGTCTACTAGTTGATTGATTTCTTCTGCACATTGCACATATAAATGCACATTGTGAACAACCATTCTTGGCATAGCTTCTTGTGAATATCTATCTAATCCAGCATCTGTTTTTCCGCCTAACAAATCATATGTAAAGTCGGTGCATGCTGGACAATGTAATGCACATGGTACATGTTGTGATAGATCAATAGATACCTCTCCTATTTTTCCTTGACGAATATGAGCTTGTCTTCTATATTCAGCATTTTTAGGAAAATACAATTCCGAAAAGGTTTGTGTTTTATAATTTGCTGAATGAAGATATGTTCCAAATACTGGATATTGTCCTGGCGATGATGAATCCGTTGTTACATAGATTCTATTGCCATAATTCTTATTCATTAATTTTTGCAATGTTGCTAGAATAAAAAAGTCGGATATTTTGCTAATACCCAATAAGTGCAAATATTCTAGTCTAGGATTTTCAAATGTTTTTTCTTTGAGCATCAATGCAACTGCAAACATAAAGTCTACTAATTTTTGTGGACCTCCAATTGCCCAACCTTGAAAATCAAAATGCTTAAATTTATGATACCACCAAGTATATTCATCAGTGTTAGATCCTTGCAACATGTTAAGGTATTTGGTCTTACCACTTTGATGTTTTTCAAAATAAGCAAAATTGTCATAACTAATGTCAGCACATTCTGCAAATTTATTTCTATATACCGTTTTAGGTGGAATATCTAAGTTTGCTGCTACATCACTATTAGCTTCTAACCAATGAAATATTTTTTCACGCAATTCATTGCTATATGGTAATGCTCCGGTTGCTATCTGATATCCACCTGAGTCTCCAAACACTAACACATCTTTTTCTAAGCCCATCGTGTCTCGGAAATCCATTTTCTTGTAATGGTGTCCTGCTGTGATTAGAAAATATGGGTGTCTCCACTTATCTGGATATCTTGAATCGAAGAACTTTACCGGGTCTCCATTTTCAAATTTCATATCTTTCTTGAATGCCGAGACCATTGAGCCTGCAGACAACGACGGAAA